TGGCAAGGCCTGCCGTGAAGCCGCTAATGCCGCCGGTCATCTGAGTCACCGTGCGGCCGAACTCATTCAGCGGCAGATCGGTTATGCTGGACGCAAATCGCCCCAGCTCACGAACCGACGCGTTGACCTCCTTCGTGAGCCCCTTTGTATGTTCGCCCATTCGACGGGCGTGCTTCTCGATCTCGTCGGCGCCCTGCTTGAGCTTGTCGCCGCCGAGGTTGCCGGTCTGTTGCAATTCTTGGCGCAACTGGCGCAGACCAGGCGTCGCCTGGTCGACCAGCGTGACGCGTAATTGCAATTCCTGGTCTTGATCAGGCATTGCGGCTACTTCGCTCCACCTCGTCGCGCTCAAGCTCCGCCAAGCGGATCGTGTAGCGCAGGTGCGCGTACAGTTCGCTCAGTGGCATCGCGAGAAATGTTTGGGGGTTGCAGTGATAATAATGTGCCAGTCGGTAGCTGTCGAGGACGAGGTCCTCGTCCTCCCCTACAAGTACCGACGATCGGGGACGAAAAAAATTGCCAGCCTATCGGCGCAGGTGTTCCAATCGACGGGATGCATCGCGTGCAGTAACGGCGCGAGTACGCCCGAGAGCTGCCCCATCATGGCGGTCATCTTTTTCTCATCGATCTTGAATTCGCCTTCGCGATCGATATGGACCGGATTGCCATGACGAACAATATCGCCACCGGTCGGCTCGCGAAAGGTCAGCTCGGTGAGCTGCTCGCCGTTATTACCGACGATCGACTTACGCCGCAGCTTGATGGTTATTGGGCAACGCCAGGCTAGCGCCTCCACGTCGTCCACCGTCTGCGGCTGTTGCGCCGGGACTGGGGACTCCACCGGCGTCGCGTCGACAAAGCCCTCGCGGATTGTCTCGTTCATGCTTCACCTCACGTGAATTCGCGACAGGCCAAGCCTTCCCAACGCACGCGGAACTGGCCGTCGCGCGTGTTGATCTCGACGGCGTCTTTGCATGTCGCGTTTGTCAGTTGATAATTCCTGCCATTGGCGAGCTGCGCGACGAGCGTCGCATCGACCTGATTGGCAAGATCGGCGACGTTGAAATCGGGCAGAGTCGAGATGTCGGCCTCAATATATGGAATTCTCGGTAACTCCTGATAGCCGTGTATGCCATCCTGCCCAGCGAGCATTGTGCGCTCGACGATACTCGGCGAAACGGTAAAGTTACCTCTTACCGCCATTTGTTGACCGTCAATCGTCAGATTGGCGACGCCAGCGATGCGCTGTGCCATTTTCTTTCTCCTGATTTTGGGGTAGTGGTGTCAGTTGCGATGCTGAGAAGCACCGCAGGCGGGGACTGATCAGTTCGCTCTTGTCATCCATCTTATCAATGTCGGCCCCGCCACTTTACGCGATCAAGCGGTGATGCCCGGAACAATCACGCCGCTCTGTCCAATGTTGGCGCCGAGCGTCGGATCGATGATTGCATTATATTGCAACCTGAACTGCGCCAGAACCGCGAAGACCCGAAGCTGATTGATGAGATCGGGCGGATACAACACATTCACGCGATTCGGATCGGTGCTGTCCCGCTCGACCAAAAGGTTATTTACGAAAGCCTGGGTATTTTCAGTGAGGCCATTATAGGAATCGACCTCATACTCCGCGATGAGTTCGCCCTTGATGATCTTCGGCGTGACGATCGCCTGCCCAGGACCGAAGCGCGTTCCGTCGTTGGCGAGTTTGCATCTCGGAAACTTGTTCGTGATCGCCTGTCGCTGATTCCGGATCAGTCGCGCAAGCGTCGCCAGCGTCGTGACGAGTTCGTATGCGGTATCCGGATTGCCGTAGAGATTCAATTGGTACGTTGTCGTCTCACGGGCTATCATGGGTTGATTGTCGGCCCCCGGTTTCTGCGTGGCGAGACCGTTGCTGGCGAGACCCTGCCACTCCACCGCATCAAAACGAGAATTCTGAAGACTGAGCGGCGCAAGCTTGATCTTATTCAACGACAGCGTCTGCAACGGGCGCGCCGGATCATTGACGAGCGCACGCTGCGCTTTCGCGGCATAGGCCGCAGCCCATTCATAGACGGGCGTCGGACTCAAGGGCTCGATCGCCATGACCGACGTGATGCCGGAATTGCGCGTCTGGCCCCACGTGATGAGATTTGAATAGGTATCGCGCTTGGCGCTGAAGATGTGCCCGTAAAGTTGACGCATCCAGCCCCAGCGCCCCGTGTCGGAAAAGCCGTATTCGCTCTCCCACGCCATCAACGACGCAGAGTCGGTGTAGGGCAGCGCGACATATTCGAAAATCTGTTCGCCGAGATTGCTGATGGCGTTGGTGAAGGTCGGCACGACCGTGCCGGCGCTCAACATGCCGCCTGTCGGCAGCGTCATTACGAGTCCCAACGGCAGGCGTTCGCCTCCGATGGCCCCGTAGTAATTGAGCATGACTGAAATGTCGTTGCCGCTAGCACCCTTCCATCGGCAGGTGAGCGTCACACTGCCTGTTGTTGCCGTGGCCGTGACCGGCAGATCATCCTCGGCATTGATTGCACTTGCAATCGCAGTCGCGATATTGGCGATCGTGTCGGATGGCGCGACCGGTATCGCGACGAGCTGGCCGCCGATGTAGAGACTGATCACGCCGGCTTCCGTCGGCGGCGTCGTCACCGCGATCGTGCCCGTCGCCGGCTGCCCCGCTGTCGGTTCGGCAACCGGCAGTCCATAAACCTGATTCGAAAAGTTATTGGCGAAGTACGCTTTGAACATTCGCGATAGTTCACTGCCCTGACCGAAATGCGCATCGGCTTGCGCCTGTGATCCGACGGCAATCGGCACGTCCGGCAAAGCGTCGCCCTCGGTCTTGATCATCGTTCCGACGAGCAGCGCCGGCAGTCCGAGCACGGGCAGACCCGCCATGGACGGGTCCACCTCGACCCAGTACAGCGGAATCTTGATATCCGACGGAATCGTGGAAAAAGAGACGGGCATTTATGCCTCCTGATGTGCGGCGACGTGCGCGGGCTTGTCGGCGTGCGCGGGCTTTTCGGCATTCACGGGCTCGGCGGTGATCGCGCCCTCGTTGATCCGTTTCTGCGTGAACTTATCGAGCGGCCATTCCACGGAGCCGGTCTCGCGAAAAGGCATGCCGTGTGGATGTCTGAGCACACGACGGATGTCTTCATTTGCCGGCGTCACGCGCACGCGTGGCATTTCCATCGATTTGCGGATCGCTTCCAAGCGCGCCTGTTTCCAGGCATTGCGTGTTGCGCGCGGATCAGGCGCCGGTGCCGCAGGCATGGGCGCGCGCGGTCGAACATCGGCCATGGCTTTTCTCCATTGCTGTTGTTTTCAAAGAGAGATCAGCCGGTCGCCGAGAACAAATATTCCACGAGCACAGGCTGCGTTTTGGTCGGGTCGAAATCGAAGGGGATGACGGTCACTTCGATCTTGTTGAGCGTGTCGGTGATGACCGGCGCCCACTCTGTCCGATAGGTGCAATTGACTTCGTATTGCAGCTCGGCCACCGGGGATTCATTATTCTTGCCGATCGTGCCGTAGACCATGCGGCGCACGCCGGCCACAACACCTTCGATGCGCGTGTCGTCCGGATTTCCGCTGTTGAACATGCGCATGAGCGACTGGTCGCGCCAGAGCCCATTCATCAAAGACCACCACGCCGCGTCGAGCTTCTGTTCGGCGATGTCCGGATCATTGTTGGAGATGATGATCGAGAAGCCGATCTGAAAATTGTGCGTGAACCGAATGTAGGTTGCGTTCGCGTCGCCGTCCGGCGTCATCTTTTCGGGCAGAATATAGACGCCGAGAATAGGCAACTGCGGCGGCATGATCGGCTTTTGATCATTGCGCCGAATCGTGAAGCCACTGAAGTACGGCGAAAGCGTCGCAATGAACTGCTCGCGGAGTACCCAGGTATAACTTTGGGTCTCTGTGATCCCTGCAGGTAGCCTCACGATGGCATTCATGTTAAATTAACCAAGTCAGCCAATGAAATGCTGATACCCAAAACGATGGTGCTGACACAGGCGCCGCGTTCGGCCAGCCGGCGCGTGATCTCCAGAAGCGTTCTGCCGACGCGGCGCCACCTATCTTCACGGTGTCGTCGCCGCCTTGACTGCCCACATAGAGGCCTCCTCGAAGGCGGTCTGCGCCAATGCCGCGAGTCTGACGTCTTTGCCTTTCAGCTCCTCACACAAGTCGATCAGCGCTGCCGTCTCGTTCTTGATTCGACCGACGATGGAATTGTCGCTTGGATTGAAATCCAGGCGAACACGATCTGTGCCGATGCTCATTTTTGAACTCCTATTTCCAACTGATCGTTTCAAACAGCGCCGTGACCATGCGATTACGGAGCTGGTCGATCAGACTTTCGCGCAGGATCGGTCGCGTCGAGCGCTTCAACTGAATGAAATCCGTGATGACCCGTCTCTTCGTCCGTCGCAGTCGCCTCAATAGCCGGCGTTGATAGAGCTGCGAGCGCATCGTCTCGTAACGAGAATGAGGTCGAAACAGCGTCTGCACCTGAGTCGACCCGCGTCGCCAACGTGAGCGCTTGGTTCCAGGTCGTTTGCGATGCACGTCTTCCGTCTGCCAGTCGGACATTTCCTTCGGCATCTCGACGCCGCCGAAATAGGTGATGCTGCCGATCATCTTTCCGACGGTCTTCGCGATCGCATCGGCATTGGCGATCTCGAACGTGAAGGACATTTGGCAGTTTTCCTCAGCGCGGCTTGAATGGTCCGGGAGGAGATGGGCGTCGGAAGTCCCTGGGCGCGTCGTTCTGCCCGCCCTTGCGAATTACGCCGAGCCAGCCAAGGCGTGCAGCTAGCGCCATCGCTGCCACAGCCGAGATCGCCGCTGCGAGTATCACAAACAGGGCATCAATCACGGCCGCGTCTCCAGCTTGCGAAGCCTCAAAGTCGTCTCGCCGCCGCCGTTGTGCCACACGTCGATGATCTCGAAGTCACCGAGCGCGCCCATTGCGCCGCGATCTGCTGGAATGTTGACGTGATCTCCCTGCTCGGGCAACACACTGAATTCGTGTTCTAGAATATCCAACATCGTACGGTGGTCGGTGATGATCGAACCATCTTCGGCTGGAACGTCCAGTTCGTCCGTGTCGTAGATGCCGCGCGCTGTGTATGACACAGCGGTCGGTTGCGACACGATCGGCGAGATCGTCACCGATCGCGCCCAGACATCGAAATTCGGCAGATAGATGCTGGTCGAAAAATCGACGCCCATTTGACGCAGGTCCGTTTTTAGCTATCATCAGCGCGACCGGTCAGGATGCCAATCGCTGCCGGTTCGGGCGTCTCGTTCGACCAATTACATTCTGATACCCACTCGTAATGTGTCGATCGAGGCGTCCTTCGTCAAATTTCGTAATGAATATAATGCGAAAGAATATTCATAACGGCCATCTGCGTCGGTGAGCCTTTGCCGCCCATCGCCGCCTCGATGACCTTCAACGGGTCATGGAAGGCTATGCGAGCCTCTTTGTGGCTCAACATTCGAATGCCCGCGATCGAGCCGAGCGACGCGAGCAGCTTGGATTGGACATTGAGAAGCGAACATGCTTGCTTGAGCGGAAAAGGCGCTTCCTCGGGCAGATTGTAACCGCCCCAATAAGTCACCACGACGGGCTCGATGAACGAACCGATCAAACATTCCAATTTGCCGGATTCAGTTTCGATCTCATAGACACTCGGATCGAGCAAGGTGCCCTGCGGCGACTCGACGCTTTCGATGTCGGCCGCTTTGACCGGCCAGTGCGACAGAAAGATGCGATGCGCGTCGCTGCGGCCCGCGATCCCGGAATAATA